ATTTGGGAAAACGTGAAATAATTAACTTTGTTAAGATCGAGGTTAAGTGTATATGGGGTATGGTTGTATGACTGAACAGTCATTTTTCATTAAGCTTTTTTAGTCAAAATTGGGAATTGATAAGTATAGTAATGGGTAGGAAATGGAAATTGATAGGGAATGGAATTGATAAGAAAAAGAAAAGGAAAAGATAATGCCTAATATCATTGGTAATCAAACTCATTTTGATGATTTTGATGTAGATCTTGATGAAGTGAAGCTTGAGGCGGAGAAATATGAGAGGGACAAGGACGATCAGAATACAACTGCTATTTGTATTTCGATGTTGGCGATTTGTGAGAGGCAGAATGTGATGATTTTGAAAATGGAGGAAATGGTTGTGTTGTTGACGGTCATAGCGGAGAAACCACCCATGCCGTTTCCGTAGTAAGTTTAGATGGGGGAATAGGTTAGTACGTGGGCCTTGACAGGGGGATTGAGGCGAGATAACTTGTAAGTGGAAAGGGTAGCAATGGTTAAGTTAAGGAAGAGGGTTAAGGGGAATCAGAATGGGGAAATGGACGTGGATGGGGTGGGTCTGGGACCAGCAATCCATAGCGCTTCATCCACAGCCCTCCTGGACGCTCCTAAGCCATCTTCTGCTAAGCATGGAGCAGAGCACCTAGCAAAACACCGTTGGCAACCTGGATGCGAATCTCCTAACCCAGGAGGCAAGCGTAAAGATGGTGGTATTCGTATGGGTTCCAGAAATATGATGGAAAGAGTTTGGGCAGCAGTAGACAAGATTGAGTCAGAATCTGGAGTTGACTACGTGGAGCAGCTTCTTCGAGATGGCATGAAATCGGATAGTGTCAGAAATACACTTCTTGCAAAGTTTCTCCCATCAAAGATAGAAAATGTCTTGACAATCGACGATGTTAAGGCATCAGTCTCCAAGATCGTGAGTATTGTTCGGAAGCATGTCAAGGACAAGGCCACGTTTGCAGCTATTGCTACTGAGGTTTCTCAGATTCAGTTGATGCCAAATGACAGGGGCAGAGTGGGGATTAACAATGCTAAGGCTCCTAGGAAGAAGATGTAATGACAATAAAAGAGCAGTGTGTCAGGATTGAGGAACTTTGTGGGATAGTTAAAGTATTAGAGGATCTCTTAAAGAAGATGGATATGTATGAGCAAAGCAGGGCTGATGCTAGCAAAAAGTCATAAGTCTAGTAAAATGCTAGGGAATGGGAAATCATTGGACTTAGGTGGACAACGCAGTTTTTTGTCAGATCTGGCGGCTGGCCTTCACCCATTCCAAATCCCATTTCCACAGCCCTTAGCAAAGTTAAATGACTATAGGGCTCGGTTCATTCCCCTAATTTCCCCCGACCGAGTCCACTTTTTTTCAATTTCCACAACTAGTACTCTTCCTAGCCTGCCTTACTCGGATGACCCAACTGGCCTGAACCCAAACAGCCCAGATTCCTCCCCACTGGGAAGAGTACACTTCTGATCCTCTCATTTTTCTCCTCTAGATTTTCCTGAAAGGTCCTAATGCTAGATTTCGATCCTGTTACTAATCAAGCAACGATCTCTGATGATCTTTCCCCAGAAGAACGCACTGTCCTAGCGTCAGATCTAATTATCTCCCTTTCCCCAGAAACTATAGGACATGATGAATACTGGCGAACAATCCTCCTTTCGATTCCAGATCCATTTTTCCTTCAATTAGCTCATGAACTGTACGAAGAACGAAGTGCTTCTGTCTTTCTTCAGGAAAAGGGGTAACTATGCTTCAAATGGTTGAATCTGTGGGCCTTCTTCAGACGTACAAGTTTGCTTTTTCTAGTGATGAGCAGCTAGCCCAGTTCATTCTTAATCCCTCTATGGTTATTCATACTCTCAACATGGATCTTTGGACAATCCATCAAGTGATGTGTGTAAGACAGTCAGATGGGACTTTGCGAGGGAATATAGTGTTTTCAAGAAATGGCACTGATATGGAGACTCAATCTGAAATAATTGATCTCATGGAAGAAGACGGGAATTAAGATGGAAGTGCGAGATTATCAAGTAGCACTGATATTAATAGTAATATCAGTATTTGTAGTGATGTCTATACGTTGGGCGATTAGCAAGCGAGTATCCAAACAATGACTAATCCCCTTTCCAATCCATCGTTAATCGGCGATCTGTTTACAGATGCTTTCGAAGCAGAGACACATTCTCTGGATCTCGCTGATTTGTCGTTGGAGGACTGGGGAAGAAAGTTTTTTCCTCACTATTTTACACTACCTTCTTCTAAGCAACATGAATGGTTAGCCCATACCCTAGTAGAGGCATCAACTCACAGAGGACTTAAGATCGTCATTCAAGGCCCCAGAGATTCAGCTAAATCCACTTGGATGAGCTTTCTCTATCCTTTGTACTGTGTCTGCAACTCCACAGAAGACTATATCATTCTGGTGGCTGACACTCACGAGCAAGCAGTGAAGTATCTGGAAAATATTGCTATTGAACTCACTAGTAACGCTGCCCTCATGGATGCTTATCCCCAAGCAACAGGCGAAGGAGCGATTTGGAACAAGAAACAAATTATGACTAAAAATTCCATTTTAATAGAAACGTTAGGAACCTCGAAGCGTATGAGGGGAAGAAAAAATAAAGAGCATAGACCTTCCCTCATCATAGTTGACGATCCAGAAGACAACGATGCAGGGCACTCCCTAACGAAGCGCAATAAGAACTGGGAGTGGATGCAAAAGGTAGTGATGAAAGCAGGTTCTGCCATTACTAATGTTCTAGTAGCAGGTACACTGGTCCATAGAGACTGTCTAGTGGGAAGGCTTGCCCATCTGCCTACATGGGTTAAGAAAACTTTCCAATCCCTTGTATGCTACCCGAACAATATGCATCTTTGGGAAGAATGGAAAGAAGTTCTCTTCTCTCACGATATCATAACTTCAAATCTTATCGATCCTGATAATAATAAACCTCTTAATGCTGAACAAGCTGCTGAAGCTTTTTACGAAAAGCACAAAGAAGAAATGGATGAGGGAGCGGAGGTTCTTTGGCCAGAGAAGGAATCTCTTTATGCCTTGATGCTTTATTGGGCAGAAGACAAGGTTTCTTTCGAGTCAGAAAAACAAAATAGGCCCATCGACCCTTCTACGGTCGAATGGGGCGATGAATATTTCGACTATCCAGGCTTTTGGTTTGATGAATGGTTACCACAAATTGAATATAGTGTTTCAGCATTAGGCTTAGATCCTTCTAAAGGCAGAGACGCTAGGAAGTCTGACTATTCAGCTTACCTTCTTCTCAAGAGGGATTTTGACGGTTGGCTATGGGTGCAAGCAGACATGAGGCGGAGACCTACAGAACAGATAGTAGATGATGGTTTAGCGATAATCAGAGAGCACAAAGGCATCGATGCTTTAATCTGTGAAGCTACGATGTTTCAGCATTTATTTGAAGAAATCTTTTTCAGTCATGGCCAGGCCCAAGGGGTAGATGTACCTTTTATTCCCAGAGAAACTAATGTACCTAAAATAGTAAGAATCAGAACTATAGGACCATATCTAAGAAGGCAGAAGATCCGTTTCCATAGGGATCCAATGACTCAACTCCTAGTAGAACAATTAAGGGACTTTCCTAATGGTGATCATGACGATGGCCCTGATGCTTTAGAGATGGCCTTGTCTGGAGCCATAGAAATTTTCAATGGTTCACATACTTCTGATCCCACTGCAGGTAGAAGGATAGCCATCTGATGACTAACAACATAGACACTTACGAATTGACTACTCAAACCAATAACGTAGAAGGTATGAAGATAGGAGTAGCTCAGGACTTTAATAAATTGATCCTTAACCATCTCTGTAGGATTTTAGTAATAATGAAAAACATGGATGATCGAATCCAGGATCTGGAAAGGGCAGCCAATCCATGACAACAGATGCAACTGAGAAGGTCGAGGCTCAAAAGCTCTGGTTTCCCCTGTCTATGGTCGCAGCATTGATAATGGCCATAGTAGGTGGAACAGTTTGGATGAACAATGAATTTGACTCTTTAAACGTTAGTCTTCTTCTCTTAACCAAAGAAGTGGAATACATCAAAGTTCACATCAATTCAGACAGTACAGAAATCAAAGTCCAGATCGGAAAACTCAATGCCGAATCTGTTACTCGTAGAAGTTTCAAGGATTGGACTAAACTGCTTCAGGCAAACAACCCTGCTCTGAAGGTTCCTATTCCAGGAAGCTAGGTTGTTTTTGACAAGAACAATTTTAGTGGCCTTGATTGCGGCCACAATGTTAACGATAAGTGTGTTTGCGTTTTCACTAAAAGAATTTTCTGCTGTAGCAGAACAACTAGGAAAGATTCAGATAGACATAGATTATCTGAAACACAGAAAGGAACCTCCTGTGCAGAGTGATGTTAGAGTTGTAGATCCTGGAGACCCGAACGAGTGTATAACAGTCACTGTTCATGCTGATCCTGGAACTCCAGAAGAAGAGGCTGAAAGCCTTAAGGCCAAGATCGAAGCTGTGTACGCTGAATTTGGACGATGTCCATAAATAGGAAGTAAGGACGATGGGCGGAAATGGTCATACCCAGATCACCACACTGGCTACTCTTAAGAATCAGCAAGAGACAGACAGTAAAGAGATTCTGAATCTTCGTGAGAAGGTCGGAGAACTGGAAAAAGAATTCGCCCGTGTTCAGACCCGTCAAACTATCTACGTTGGCATTCTTGGCAGTGCAGGTAGTTTGGCGGCTGCTTTTCTGTTCTGGCTCATTCAAACGAAAGTCCTTACATGAAAATTCTTCTGGGTCAAGGGATCCATGAGCATGGTAGTTCGAAAGAGTAGGCTAGAAAAATGGTTAAGGTCAAATCCAAACGTCTTGCTATGGATCCTACTAGTTCTACTGGCTCTGGCCCTTATGGGTCTGGTTCTCTAGAAGAGTCTGCTGATCTTCTCCAGGAAAGGCTAGGAAGAAGGGAAATAGAGTTACAGCTTCAGCTATTAGATAAACAAGAAGAGATGCTGAATGGTGTGAATGAGTCTATTACCTTTTTCGGTAATACTACTCTTAATACAGAAACTCCTGGTTTTGATGGTGAAGGACCATTTGGAACAGGAGGTTTTCTTCTTCAAGGAGAGGGGCAAACTAGCCAATCATCTGATTTTGCTTATAGAGATGAAGAAGGACTAAGAAGGATTCGCTCTAGGTCTAGGTATTTAGCTACTCATAATGAGTTTGCCATAGGCGGTCTTTCTAACATTATGAATTACACTGTTGGTGGATATGGCTTGCAATGGAGAGTACAAACCAAACCTGGAGCAGAAAGAAAGCTTACTGATGATGAAAAGGCTGAAGTACAAAGATTAATAGACTCTTTCCAAAAAGCTAATAAATGGCCAGAGTATGAGAGAGAATATGTCCGTAGGATTATCCGAGATGGTGAAACATTCACTAGATTTTTTGCTCCTGAGAAAACTGATAGAGTTACCCATGTAAGATTCATAGAGCCTGGACTTATCACAGAACCTGCTGGAGGAAATGGCAAGGTGGAATTTGGCATTGAGTCTTTAAACGGTGATGTGGAAACAGTTATTAGATATCATAAAAGATTTGGGACTTCTGATGAAACAGAAGCTATCCCTGCTGAAGAAGTTATTCATTCTAAAGCTTTTGTGGATAGGAATTCCAAAAGAGGACTTCCAGGCTTCTACCCTGTAGAGACTAATCTTAACAGAGCAGAAAAGCTTTTACGCAATATGTCTGCAGTGGCAGCTATCCAAGCTGCTATCGCAATGGTAAGGAAACACGACAATTATTCTAGGAGTTCGATTTCTGCTTTTGCAGACGATCAAAAAGATTTTAGTTTTAATAACGCTCTTACAGGTAAGACAGAGCGTGTTCAACATATAGGACCAGCAGAAATCATTGACGCTCCTAAAGGGATTACATATGAATTTCCTGCTGCCAAGAATAGCGCTAAAGAGTTTGTAGCGATCTTACAGGCAGAACTAAGAGCTGTCGCTGCCAGGTTCAATATGCCCGAATTTATGTTTACTCAAGATGCATCAAACAACAACTTTGCTTCTACGCTTGTAGCTGAAGGTCCAGCAGTTAAAAGTTTTGAATCATGGCAAGGCTACTTTACTGCAGAGCTATCATCAGTAATGCATCGAATGCTGGATATCGAAGTCATTAAAGGTTCTCTTGATGAAGAGATCAATTCTCTAGTCTGCTTTCAAGTCACTGCCCCTAAGATAGAAATACGGGACAGACTTGCACTAGCTCAAGCCCATCAAATTGAACAGCAAGCTGGTGTTTTGTCTCCGCAAACATGGGCAGAGACACTGGGATTGAACTACGAACAAGAACAAACTAATCTAGATGACCATGCAGACAGAATAGGCGCAGATAGATCACCATCTAATCCACTACCACTTCCTATAGAAGTAGAGGTGAATGATGACTAAGTCTTTCAAACACATCTTGCTTTCTAGAAGATTGGCGACTCTTGCTGATATTCGGCATGAACAAGCCATAGATAAGATGTTTCGTTTGGAAGCAGAAGTAGATGCTATGTTCGGCAACTCCTGGGGAAAGATTCTTAAGACCATAGACAGGGGGCCTAGCAATGACCTTGCCCTTAGTTCTAATTTAGCTGGTATTAAAACTTTGAATATCCTTACTGATCTTTCTGATTCTATTTTGAATCTCCTTACTAAAAGATTTAAGGGAATAGTGGCTTGGACCTTCGATAGAAGCTTTGAACTTTTCGCGCATACGCTTGATGACGATTACTGGACTTTCTTGCAGAGGAAATTTGTAGAGAGAGCTAATTTCAAAGTATCTGTAGATCCAGACACAGCCAGAGCGATTTACAATCCTCCTACTGCAAACACAGCCTTAGACATTATCAGGGCAGACTTTCCGGCAGAGTCAGGAATCAACTGGGAACAGCGAATGCAAAAGCTGGTCTCTGGAGTGAATCCAGATAAGGTAGCTCAGATCGTTGCTAGAGGAATTCAAAACGGAGAGAATCCGATCAAAGTAGCTAGGGTTCTCAGAAGAGAATTGCAGATATACAAATCTGGAGCAGAGAGGCTGGCAAGAACTGAGATGCTTAGGATCTCTAATAAAGTTGCCAAAGATTCTTGGGATGATACTTTTGGAGATGTCATAGCAGGCTACCAGCTTCGTGAAACGCTAGACAGTAGAACTAGAGCATCCCATGCAGCTAGACATGGAGATATGTACATCAAGCCTAAGTTTCAAGCTTCATTCCCAGGAGCAAAAGACATAGCATTGATGCCTATACTTCCTGATGCTCCTAACTGCAGAGGAACTAATAGCCCTGTTTTGGTTCCTGAGTTTGATCTGTTTGGAGATTTCAGAAAGCAATCGAAGATAGCTTCTGTAGATGGCCCTATCGATGATCCTGGGACATATTCTGTTTGGTTCAATCAGCAAGACGAAACAAGACAGGCCAGGATAGTAGGCAGACGTAGACTGAATCTAGTTAAGAAAAAGCTTAATGGGCAGCCAGTAGAGTTTTCAAATTTCATAGATCCAGACACTCAAAAAATGATTAGTGTTAAGGCTCTGGGTAATGAAGATTTTGGAGAGCTATTGGCCAGAACTGCTAGAAATGAATCAGATTTCGAAAGGATCTTAAAAGCCATAGATTCTCTGTTTAAACCCATTGCTTCGCTTACGCTTCCTCCAGGAGTAGGTCTCTTGAGGAAGGACACAAATGAGCCTTCTCTTCAGGATCCCAAGTTGGATACTGATGCTGATAGGGGGATCACTCCTTTGGAGGTTTAGAACTCATGAACAAGAAAAAGTTGTTTCAATTTAAGGAGTTTACTGGAATTGGTACTCCTAAATTAGACAAGGAACAAGGGATCCTTACAGGAGTAAAGATCCTAGGTTTAGAATCGAAAAATGGAAGGATTTACAAACATGATGCGTTAGTTGGGGCTAGAAGTCTTTATGAAGGAATTAAGGTAAATGTTAATCATCCTTCTGAAGATTCTTCAGGGCCTAGAGATGCGCGGGATCGTTTTGGTAAGTTTCAAGAAATCAAAGTAGAAAAAGATGGATTGTATGGAGATCTGCATTTTCTTACTAGCCATCCGATGGCTCCTTTGATCATTGAAGCTGCTGAGAGAATGCCTGATGTTTTGGGCTTTAGCCATAATGCTACTGGAAGAGGAATTAAAGGCCCATCAGGACTTACTGTAGAAGAGATTGTAAAGGTAATCAGTGTAGACCTAGTAGCAGATCCTGCAACTAACGCATCTCTGTTTGAATCCGAAATTAAAGAAACAGAGACAGAAACTGAAACTGAAACAGATTTAATAGAAGACACTGGAAAGGAAGATGAATTGAAGATTGATGAAATTACACTAGAGCAACTCAAGACGGGAAACCCTGGCTTGATTAAGGCTCTGGAAGCAGAGCAAGCATCCTCCAAAGAAGCTAAAGAGCTTAAGGAAGAGACTGCAAAGCTCAAAAAAGAAAATGATGAATTCAAGGCCAAAGAAGCTCTCCAAAAGGCATCCGATGCCATTACTGAAGAGCTGAAAGAGGCAAAGCTACCAGAACAGTTGGTGACAGACACTTTCAAAGAAACCCTCTTGCGATGTAAAGACAAAGAGCAGCGTAAGGAATTGATTAAAGAACGACAGGACATGGCTAAAGGAGTAACTTTCAAAAAGAAGAAGGCTACTAGCAAGACTCTTCCTGAGAGTTCTTCTCCAGAAGATGACAATTCAGATGATAGTGATGATTACAGTCATCTGGAAGAGGCTAACTATAATAAGATCCTTACGGCTCTTACTGGTAGTTTTCCTACTAAGAAAGGAACCTAATAATGTTTCGGTATGTACGTGGTGAAGTTAAAGAAGTAGAAACTAGGGTAGAGGCTGCCCATGTCATCGAAGTTGGCGATTTAGTTTTCTTGGATAGCGACAGTATTCGCGCAGTGATAGACCTTGGAACATCTGTTAGCGTTACTTTGATGCAGCAGGATGTCCATGATTCTTTTGCTGGAGTAGCTTTACAACGACATGAAGTGGCAGACGGTTTGGTAACTCAATTTATGGTTGCCACCAGTGGAGTGTTTAGCTTCATTAATGGTGCTGCTGCAGCCATAGAGATGGGTGTATTGATTGGGGTCGATGGCACTGGAGCCTTCCTTCCATTCAACGATACTGTCATCGAAGCTGCCGGACCTTTGGCTACAGAAGCTATTGGATACTGCACTCGTAGGGTAGCAGCAACAGATACTGTAGTAGAATTTGAAATAGTTTCGACCATCTACGGGCAAGGTGTACAGGTTGTACAAACCTAAGAAAGGAGGTTAGCTAAAATGTTGAAATTTGGAAGTCTTAAAACTCTTGTAGAATCTAAAGGCATCAAAGCTGCTTGTCAGATTCTTGAGGCCGCTAGTAAAAATGGCGACATTCAAGATGATGATTGGAGCATTCAGGAGTTAGCTCATGTTTTCCTGGGAGCAGACTGGGAGAGAAAATACAACATGATGATGGATCAAGGTGGGGGATTCCAAATTTCGGAATCCACTCAAGTAGGTACATCAGTTACTGCTTTTTCTAATATTACTGGACAGCTCATTTTTAACATCATTCATTCTGGCTGGACCCATTCATCGCTAATCGGCACTATGGTGTCCCAAAAAGTGCTAACTAAGTTTGAGAAGGAAACCATTCCTGGTATCAGTACTCCTCCAGTTCCTGAAGGTGGTATTGGAGAGGGGCAAGAGTACCCTCATGCTGGATTGTCTGAGCACTTCTGGGATACTCCTAAGACCATCAAAGAGGGTTTGATCATTCCTATCACTAAGGAAGCGATCATGTTTGACAGAACTGGTATCATCGTAAATCGTGCCAGGGAAGTTGGAGAGACTCTAGCAATCACCAAAGAAGAAAGAATTTTAAACGGAGTTTTGGGGATTACTAATACTCATATTTTTGATGGAACTGGTGTTAATACCTACCTTAGTGCTGGGATCTTTATTAATCTTTTAGCTGCTACTCCTTTGGTGGATCATACTGATATTGATGCTGCTAGACAGCTTCTCTCTCTTATGACTCATCCCGACACTGGTAAGCCTCTACTGATTGGCAAGTTTGACATCCTTACAATGCCGACTTTGAATTTCACAGCTAGAAGAATCGTCAACGCTACTGAAGTTAGACAATCTGCTGGAGGACAAGAAACTTTGTCCAGCAATCCTCTACCTTCTATGGGTGTGATGGAAAGTTCTCTTGCCAGGCAATTGCTGGTAGCCAGTGGCCTTAGTACTACCATTTCTGATGGACGTTGGTACATCGGAGATTTCAAAAAAGCTTTTGCATGGTTCCAGAACTGGGACATTACTGTGGTAACTGCTCCCCAGAATTCAGAGCCTGAGTTCACTAGAGACATTCAGCTACGCTACAAGGCTTCTTTCAAAGGAGAGCTTGTAGTGTTGGAGCCGCGTGCAGTTGTGCAGGTTAATGCAGCGTAAATAGGAGGACTTTTGTTTCTCCTCTAAGGTCAGAGGATTTGGAAAGCTTACAGCAATCCCGCGCAAGCCGGATAGATCCTCTGGCCCATTTGAAAAGAAAGACATGAGTAAAAAAACAAAGAACAAAAACAGAGAACAAGAACAAGAAACACAACAAGTAATCAAAGAAGGTTTTTGGGATGTAAGTATTCCAAAAGGTCCAGGCAAAGAACTACGTGTCCCTACAGAAATAGAAGCAGTAGATGAGGAAGCAGCTAAAGCAATGTACTTTGCTAAATACGGAATCAGAAGCACCATCCATCCTGTTGTAATTGTTCCTGCTACTGTTACTTAAAAAGAAATGGTGAGTTGATGACTGTAGCTGACGATCTGAATACCATTAAAAACAACATCCTTTCCAATCTCAAGGAAATTACTGATGTTAAAAAACCTAATTACGAAATCGATGGGCAGAAGATCAGTTGGCAAGATTATTTTGATTCTTTGATGAGTAATCTCGATAAAGTCAACATGCAAATTGACAGAGAATCTGGTCCTTTTGAAGAGAGGACTAAGGTCTTTACATGATTCCAGAAAGGCTTGAGTACTACATCTTGCAAGCAATCTTGAACTATGTAGAGGCTCAATTGCCTACAGTTGTTTTTCAATTTAGGGGGATTAAGCCAGATAATACTGAAGGTGTGGAAGAATGGGTAGCTCTTACAAATTTGAATATGTCAAGAAGACCAGCCAGGAGTAATGAATGGAAGGCAGTAGGTTTGTTTCAATTTTCTTGTTTCTCTAAATTTGCAGAAGGAAGGAATGATGGAC